TAAGGGACTTGGGTCACGACGATCCATCCTCCCTGAAACTGCACTTGAGGGGGCTCGAAAGAGCCCCCTTTCTTTTTTGCGAACATATGTTATTATTCGAGCAGGGCTTAACATATTAGCTTCGTAGACAGGCATCAGCCCACCTGACATTGCACAGACTACGAAGCGAATCCTTGTGCAAGAGGTGACACATGGCAAATACTACCTTCTCTGGTCCCGTGACTTCCGATAACGGTTTCATCGGCGACATCAAAGTTCCCACCTACACTGTTGCTACTGCTCCGTCTGCTTCTTCTGCTGGCGCGGGTACGCTTGTGTATGTTTCTGACGGCGCAGCAGGTTCTGCCATTCTGGCGTTCTCTGACGGCACCAACTGGAAGCGTTCTGACACTGGCGGCACTATCGCATCATCGTAAGGAGGTGAGCTATGAGTAATCGTTTTAAGGCACCTTCTGAAGAAGAATTGGCAGCCCGCGGTCTCGACAAGGATGGCAAGCCTCTGAAAAAAGAGGTGGAAAAAGCTGCTCCTAAAAAAGCGACCAAGGAGAAAAGCTAATGGCTAATTCAGACGTAAAAACAAAACGTCTGACTGGGACAGGAGCGGCCAGTATTGGTCGCAACCGTCTTCGTCAGGTGCAGGTGTTGACTGGGGCAGGCGCTGGTCGTTTGACGCTTACAGACGGTAACGGTGGCGCAACTGTTCTCGACATCGACTTTTTGGCATCTGATTCCCACTCTGTAAACATCCCTGATGATGGCTGTCTGTTTACCAACGATTTGTATGTAAGCGTCTTCACCAACATCACGGCGATAACCATCTTTTACAGCTAGGGGACAATCTTATGGCGACGACAAAAGACGTAAAAAGGTTGCCGTCAGGTAGATTGAGTTATCGGGGAGAGACATTTGCAGGATTTAACAAACCTAAACGTACCCCCGGTAAAGCCAAAAAAAGTGCGGTCCTCGCTAAGAAGGGGTCTGACGTTAAGCTGGTTCGTTTCGGCGATCCGAACATGGCAATTAAAAAGGATCAACCGGGACGTCGAAAGAACTTTAGAGCGCGTCACTCGTGCGACACTGCAAAAGACAAGTTCAGTGCCCGTTACTGGTCCTGTAAAGCGTGGTGAGGACGAGATGCGCGTGGAAGAAGTTTTAGCTAAATTAGAGAAGCACGAGGCGGAGTGCAATTTGCGCTATCAGCGCATCGAAGAAAAGCTGTCTGAAACGAAGAAAACTTTGGACGGCCTTGATCTGAAGATTTGGGGTCTGGGTATTTTGATTATCGTGACGCCGATCATTCATAAGTTTTTGGGGTAAGCCATGAAAAAATCTAACAAACCTGCAAAAAAAACCGTTCGAAAAATGAATTGCGGAGGCGCGGTTAAGCACATGAGTTCCGGTGGCCCCGTCCGCAAAATGCGCTACGGCGGTAAAGCCGGTGGCTGTAGAGTGAGGAACGCATAATGGCCAAGCAAGGTTTGTACGCAAACATTCATGCCAAGCGTAAGCGTATTGCTGAAGGCTCTGGCGAAAAGATGCGTAAAGCCGGGTCAAAAGGCGCTCCTACGGACAAAGCGTTTAAGCAGTCAGCAAAGACTGCCAAAAAGAGTAGGAAACGGTCATGACAACATCTGGCAGCAAGGATTTTGAGCTAGACGTCGCCGAATATGTTGAGGAGGCGTTTGAACGTTGTGGGCTGGAAGTCCGCACGGGCTACGACCTCAAGACGGCAAAGCGTTCGCTCAACTTGTTGCTGGCAGATTGGGCTAACCGCGGTCTAAATCAGTGGACGATCAAGCAGCGGACAATCACAGTTACGCAGGGTGACGGCCAATACGACCTCGGAAACGATGTAATCGACGTTTTGTCGGTAGTTTGCCGCCGAAATGGCACAGATTATTCGATGGAACGCTTGAGCAGAGATGGTTACCTGACGATCCCGAACAAAACGCAGCAAAGTCGCGCCAATCAGTTCTTCTTGGACCGTCAAATCACGCCAAATTTGAAGGTTTGGCCGGTTCCAGACAACTCGACTGACGTAATCATATACGACGCATTGACCAGAATGGATGATGCGGACATCTACACCAACACCATGGACCTGCCTTTCCGGTTTTATCCCTGTCTGGCGGCGGGTCTAGCCTATTACCTCGCTTTGAAGCGGGCTCCGAACCGTGTGCAGCTACTAAAAGCTGTGTACGAAGAAGAGTTTGAACGTGCCGCGACGGAAGATCGTGATCGGTCGTCGTTCAACGTCGCTCCGAAGTACGAATATTACAGGGTTTGACGATGGCGAAATTTGCATCTGGCAAAAATTCATGGGCAATCTCGGACCGTTCGGGCCAACGTTATCCTTACAGGCTAATGAAGCGCGAATGGACTGGTATGCTTGTGGGTCCAGACGAATTTGAGCCAAAGCATCCGCAATTAGGGCCTTTTCGCAAAGTCGTAGACCCGGAAGCTCTGCAAAATGCGCGTCCTGACCGTGTTGAGCCCCTAGACGTCTTTGTTGGGGTGCCTCTCGTTGAAAATCCTAACCTGAGACCGGCTCAAGGCTTCGGTCAGGTTGGCCAAGTGACGGTGGTGACATGAGCTTTACATACGATCAGCTAACACAGGCCATTCAGGACTATACGCAGTACGACGAAACGTCGTTTGTGAACAATATTCCTGTGTTTATCGTGCAGGCCGAGGAGCGCATCCTTAAAAATGTGCAGTTGAGCCTGTTCCGCAAGAACGTAAGCGGGAATATGTCGGCGTCGAACAAGTATTTGGCGTGTCCGAGCGACTTTTTGGCTCCGTTTTCGCTGTCTTTCACGGACGGCAGCTCAAATCAGGTGTTTTTGGACTTTAAAGACCCCGATTTCGTGCAATCGTTTAATCCCAACGGTGCTACGACTGGAAATCCGCGGTATTACGCGGTATTTGACATTGATAACTTCATTTTGGGCCCCACGCCGGACAGTGCGTATGCGGTTGAGCTGCATTACTTCTATCGTCCGTTGAGTTTGACCCAATCTGGCGGCAGTGGCACTACTTGGTTGAGTGAAAACGCGCAAATTGCGCTTCTGTACGGCAGCTTGATTGAAGCCTATATCTACATGAAGGGCGAACCCGATATAATGCAGCAGTATGAAAAACGTTTTGCTGAAGCAATTGCCGGTCTGAAGATGTTTGGCGAATCTAAAGAAGTCACGGACGAGTATCGTACCGGGATGGTAGTGAGGCCTAAACAATGAGTTTTCCGGCACTAGAGATGAATGTTAATCCGAGGTTTCAGGTAGAAGTACACACCACCAGTGGTCGCGGGTTTACCCCAGAGGAAATCGCGCACCGCGCTGCGGATAAAATCATATCTATTAGCGACGACGCGAACCCTGCTATTCGGGCACAGGCACATGCCTTTCGCAAGCAGCTTTTAAAAGTCTTGGAATTTTATATGCGCGAAGCGATAAAAAGTGATAGAACAACTGTGTACAACGCGCTAACCGACGCAGGCCACAAGGAGCTTGCTGAACTTATAAGGAGACTGTGACATGGCTTTCTCAGGAAACTACATGTGTACATCCTTCAAGAACGAGCTTCTTTATGGTGTACACGATTTTGACGCTTCGACGGGTGACACATTCAACATCGCGCTTTATACCAGCTCTGCGACGCTAGACGCGTCGACGACTGCGTATTCTGCGACGAACGAAATCAGCGGAACCGGCTATTCGGCGGGCGGTCAGGCTCTGACCAACGTAAACCCGACGACTTCTGGCACCACTGCTTTCACCGATTTTGCAGACGAGACCTTCACTACTGCAACAATTACTGCTCGCGGCGCGTTGATTTACAACACCACTCCTAACACCACTTCGATTTCGGTATCCAATCCGGCTGTTGTGGTATTGGATTTCGGTGGAGACAAAACCTCCACTGCTGGTGACTTCACCATTGTGTTTCCGACCGCAGACGCAAGTAATGCAATTATTCGGATAGCGTAATGGCTGATGTCATCGTTCCAATCGGCGGCTGGGGCCGCTCTGGTTGGGGCGAAGGCCCGTGGTCCCAGAGCGGTTTCCCGCTACTCACGGGCTCTGTTGGCTCGGTAACGGTTATTGCGGAAGCAAACGCACCGGTTACTGGGATAGCAGCGACGGGTAGTGTTGGCTCGGTAACGGTAGTTGCAGAAGCCAACGTATCGGTCACGGGAGTTGCTGGCACGGGTCAGGTTGGCTCTGTCAGCGTCATCGGCGAGGCCAATGTAGACGTCACCGGGGTTGCCGGGACAGGCCAAGTCGGAACCGTCAGCGTTACTGCTGACGCAAACGTCTACCCCACCGGACTGGCTGGGACGGGAGCAGTTGGCTCCGTTACGGTCACCGCAGATGCAAACGTTAACGTTACGGGAGTTGCTGGGACTGGCGCTGTTGGCACCGTTACGGTGGATGCCGAGGCGAATGTTCCGGTCACAGGCATTGCGGCGACGGGTTCGGTTGGCTCTGTTTCGATTATTGCGACAGCTAACGTTTACCCAATCGGCATTGCAGCGACGGGCCAAGTAGGTCAGGCTGATGTTGATGGTGAAGCCAATGTGCCGGTTACTGGAATTGCTGGTACTGGCGCGGTAGGTTCTGTAGCCGTTACGACAGACCAGAACGTCAACGTCGGCGGGGTACAGGCAAACGGACGAGTTGGTAGTGTCAGCATAAATGCAGACGCTATCGTGAATGTAACAGGCGTAAGTGCGACAACCTTTGTAGGTGATGTACTTGTATATGGCCGGATTGTTCCAAATCAAAATCCGGGTTATAGTAGTACGACACCAAGTCAAAGCCCAACGTGGTCTAGTACGACACCAAGTCAAAGCCCAACGTGGTCTAGTACGACACCAAGTCAAAGCCCAACGTGGTCAGAGGAGTCGCCAGCACAGAATGCTAACTGGACGCGAATAGCGGCGTAGAGGATAAAGAGATGCCAAGCACTTATACAGTTAACCTCGGTATCGAGAAACCGGCGACCGGTGAACAGTCGGGTACTTGGGGCGATACCACAAACGTAAACTTCGATATTCTCGACCAAGCTATTAACGGCGCGATCAGCATCACGCTGGCCTCGGCTGGAACGTCTGGTTCTCCGAATACGCTGGCGATCAGCGACGGGGCCACTTCGGATGGCCGCAACAAGTGGATTGAGTTTGTTGACGGGGGCGACCTCGGCGCAACGGCTTATGTCCAGCTTACCCCGAACGATGCGGAAAAGATTGTTTTCATCCGCAATAGCCTGTCTGGCAGCCGTTCGGTAATCCTATTCCAAGGCACCTATGACGCAGCTCGCGATCTGGAAGTTCCAGCGGGCGTGGACATGGTTGTCAAATTCAGCGGTGGCGGCGCGACTGCTACTGTTACCGACGTTTTCACGCGTCTTCGTGCGACTGCTATTGAAACCCCTTCGCTGACTGCGACGACTGCCGACATCAACGGCGGTACGATTGATGGTGCGACGGTGGGTGCTTCTAGCGCCTCGACTGGCGCATTCACGACGCTGACGGCAAGCACCAGCTTGAACATCGCGTCGTCTACGACGGTTGATGGCGTTCTTGACGAAGACAACATGGCGTCTAACAGCGCCACGAAGCTTGCGACACAGCAGTCGATCAAGGCGTATGTGGACAGCCAAGTCGGTACGGTGGATACGCTGGCCGAGATTTTGGCCAACGGCAACACGTCCGGCGCAAATAACCTGATTATCGACAACGGTCAGGCGATTACGACCAATACGGTCAACGAAACCACCGCGGGCAGCGGTGTGACAATTGACAGCGTTTTGCTCAAGGACGACAGCGTCAATGCAACGACGCTGGAAGTTACTAACATCAAGGCCAACGACGGCACTGCGGCGGGTTCGATTGCGAACAGCACGGGTGCCGTGACGATCACGTCGTTCATTTCGAACTCAGTTGATATTGGCGGCGGCGCGATTGACGGCACCAATATCGGTGCAACAACGACTGCGGCTGGGTCTTTTACTACTGTAACAGCCTCTGGAGAAATCACAGCCAACGGCGGCATAGCACTGGGCGACAATGACAAGGCTACTTTTGGCGCTAGTGATGACTTACAGATTTATCATACTGGAACAGAAAGTTGGATTAAGGACGCAGGCTCTGGAAATCTTTATATTGACTCAAATGGTGCGGCAATTCAGTTAACTGCAAACGGTGCGGCAGAAAGTATGATAAATGCCGTCCCTAACGGCGGTGTTACTCTGTTTTACGACAACGCCGCCAAACTCGCCACCGCCTCCACAGGCATAGACGTTACTGGTACAGCCACGATGGATGGGTTGACTGTTGATGGCGGCAGAGGTTACATCTTTAGTGGAGATGGCTACGCTTTGGGATTAGCTCAAACTGCTGGTCAGGCTGCTTATGGATATATAGGAACAGAAACAAATGGCGATATAAACGTATCAGATACTTCTGCTAACAAAATAGCTACGTTCCATCAGAATCAAAATGTCAGCTTCTACGAGGACACGGGCACTACGCCAAAATTCGTGTGGTCTAGTGCTGCTGAAAATTTAACCCTTAGCGGTACAGGTGGGCTTACTGTTACAGGAACGGCTACCTTTAGTGAGGACGCCAGTATCAATGGCCTCACCGTAGGCCGTGGCGCAGGTGCTGTGTCTACCAACACTGCGGTGGGTGCGAGTGCGTTGGCGAGTGGGTCATTGAGTGGCGGATTAAACACTGCGGTTGGATATGTTTCTTTGAACGGAAATACAACAGGTGTAAATAACTCTGGTTTTGGCTATGGAACTTTAGCAAGCAACACAACTGGTAGCAATAACGTAGCAGTCGGTACATACACTCTTAACGCCAACACCACCGCCAGCGGCAACACTGCTGTGGGGTATCAGTCGCTCTATAGCACCACAACAGTCGGCACCAACACTGCTGTTGGCTATCAGTCTGGCTATAGCAATACAACAGGGTCCAGAATTACGGCTGTTGGCTATCAAGCGGCATACGGCAACACCACCGGGATAAACAATGTCGCTGTTGGTGCAGCTATCTCAGGGCTTTCTGGAACGCTTGGCTCTAACAGCACCGGCAACTACAACACGGCTGTTGGCGACTCTGCTTTGCAAGCAACCACAGCTAGTAACAACACGGCCCTTGGCTATGCTGCTGGTCTTTTTAACACCAGCGGAGCAAATAATACTGCTCTTGGGTTTCAGTCCCTCTACTCCAACACCACCGCCTCTAACAACGTGGCTGTGGGGTATCAGGCTGGGTATAGTAATACCTCTGGCACTCAGAACGTAGCAGTTGGTGCTTTAGCCCTAAACGCTAATACCACAGCAAATAATAATACAGCGATCGGTTACGCTTCTTTAGTGGCAAACACCACAGGTTCATCCAATACCGCCAGCGGTGTTAGTTCGCTTTATTCAAACACCACGGGTTCATCCAATTCCGCCTTCGGTGTTGAGGCACTTCGTTCAAACACCATAGGTTCAGCAAACTCAGCCAGTGGTGTTAATGCACTTTATTCAAACAGCACGGGTTCAGACAATACCGCCAGCGGTGTTGGTGCGCTTTATTCAAACACCACAGGTTCATCCAATTCAGCCAGTGGCTATGCTGCGCTTTATTCAAACACCACCGCCTCTAACAACACAGCCGTTGGTTATACCGCTTTAACCGCAAACACCACAGGCGTAAACAATTCAGGTTTTGGATCAGCCTCTTTAAACGCTAACACCACTGGTAATTCTAACACAGCGTTAGGTTTAAACTCCTTATACTCAAACACCACAGGCAGTCAAAACGTAGCAGTGGGGCAACAGGCTTTAAACGCTAACACCACCGCCTCCAACAACACCGCAATAGGTTTCCAGTCTTTATTGGCAAACACCACGGGCAGCCCTGTTACAGCCGTTGGTGCAGGCGCTTTGACCAGCAACACGACAGGTTCTTATAACGTAGGAGTCGGCTGGCAGGCGTTAGAAACAAATAGCGTAGGTAGCTTTAACGTGGCTGTCGGAGACCGGGCGCTTATCAGTAACACCACCACCTCCAATAACACGGC